TCAGGGCTCCTGCGTGAGCGATGCGTGAGCGGGAGTGCCGGAACCGGCTTCCCGGCGCGCACGGGGCACCACAGCCTCCGCGTTCCAGGCGACCTCCTGATCGACCTGGGGGAGAAGGCTGGTGTACGTGTCGGACGCTAGCTGAATCGTCGTGTGCCGCAGCGTCTCCTTGATCGCGTGGATGTCACCTCCACCCGCATGGATCAGCGTTGCCGCGACGTGCCGCAGATCCCGCAGGTTGATCGGCGGCAGCCCGGCCTCCCGGCACAGCCGTCGGAACACGTCCGACACCTTCTCCGGATGCAGCCACCCACCATCCGTGTCCACGAAGACCTTCCCGGTCTCGTGCCACGGCAGCCCCGCCTCCAGGCGCGCGGCACGCTCCGCCTGCTGACGCTCCCGATGCTCGACGAGCGCGCGAACCGTCGCGGGTCCCAGGGCGATTGTGCCCGCGCTCTCCTCCGTCTTCGGATCGCTCTGGATCGGAGTCCACCCGTCCTGGATGATCGTCTTGGAGACCGTCAGGCGCGCCTTGACGAGGTCGATGTCGGACCACGCCTGCCCGATCGCCTCACCACGGCGAGGCCCCCGGAACGCGATCAGGTGGAACAGCGCGTACAACCGGTCGGACTCGGCGTGGTCCAGAAAGACGCCGACCTGCACGGGCGTCCACACCATTACGCCGGACGGCTTCTCGCCCGTCCTCTTCCAGTGCTCGACGTGCTCCTCGGTCCACAGCACAGCCTTCGGCCGGCGGCCGGACTCCAGCTCGACGTGTGCGGCCGGGTTGAAGGTGAGGAGCTGCTGTGCGATCGCCGCGTTGAGCGCCGAGCGCAGTGTCGCGCGGATGCGCTGCTTCGTCGCCGGGCCCGTCACCCGCCGGTACGGCGGCATCTCGGCGAGCTTTGCTCGCTCCCGCTCCAGGCGCGCCGCCTCAGCCGCGGGCGGCCGGGAGCGCTTCCCCCAGGTCGCGCGCGCCTGCTGCTCGCGGCGCTGCTGGTTCTGCACGAGGATCGTCTCGTTCGCCGTGTCGATCGCGTCGAAGAACTCGGTGAGATGCCCGACGTTGAGGCGGTCGAGGAGCAGGTGCCCGATGCCTGGCTTGAGGTGGACGTCGATGTGGGAGGCGTAGCCGCGGAGCGTGGACTTCTTCCGCTTCTTCGCAGCGTGCCACTCATCCAGCCAGTCACCCACGGTCGTACTGCTGACGAGGGCCTGCCCCGCGCGGAACCGGCGGCGCGTCTCGGCGAGGTCGGGGAGGGGCGCCTTCTTGTCCGTCGACACGGCTTCCAGCAGATCCCCGATACGGACCTGCCCGTCCGCGTCGTTGCCGTCCGGGAGGTCGAGGAGCGCACGGACCTTGTCGAGGTCCGCCTGGGCCGCCTTCGCCGTCTCGTACCCGGAGCGGGAGAAGGAGCGCCGACTGCCGTCCTCGCGCGGCGGCAGCTCCTGACGCACCGCCCACACGCCGTGCCGGCGGCTGGAGAGCTGCGGGCACGCCTTCCCGAGCGCGCGCCCCTCGGCGTCACGGCAGTAACAGCGGCGGTACGTCGAACCCTTCACTGACTACTCCTCGCCGTCCAATTGCTCTTCCTGTGAGGCGGGCGCGAGCTGACTCCGCAGCCATTCCGCCTGTCGAGCCAGACTCTCTAGTTCTCCTTGGAGCACGGCGAAATGCATGTTGCTGGCCGTTCGACGGTTACCTACCTCGGCAACCTTCATCTGAGCATGCTCCCATTCCATGTTCAGGCGGGCCAAGGAATCTGCGGACTCCTTAACGAGTTGGTGCGTGATAGCGGGTGAGGTGTCGTGCCACGTGGATGGCATGATCCCGCTGTGGCGATCATGGTCAATCGGGCGGTGCTGGCGCATCGACTGTTCACGGGGCTCTCCCGGCGTCATCTTGCGTGCTTGGTCGAAGAGTTGGCCGAGCCGTGGCAGGCCGGGGTCGAGGGTCGCCGCCATGCTGTGCGAGGCGGGGCCCGCAAGCGGGCCGAAGGCGCCGGCGCCCGCCATCAGCTGGTGTTCGTCGACCGGTTGGTGGCCACACTCATCCACCTGCGGCACGACCTGCCGCACTCGGTGCTGGGGCTGCTGTCAGGTGTCGACCGATCCACGGTCACCCGGGCGATCGGAGAGGTGCGCACGCTCTTGGCGGAGCGGGGGTGCGCGGTTCCCGACCGTCCCGGCCTGCGGCTTCGGACTCCGGCGGATGTGTTTGCCTACGCGCAGGCCGAAGGTGTCGAGCTGCGTCTGGACGCCACCGAGATCCGGGTCCGCCGGCCACCGGCCGGCCGCGGCGGCCGGCGCGCATTCGTCTCGGGCAAGAAGAAGCAGAACACGATGAAGGCCACCGTGATCGCCGGCTGGCGGGGCCGCACGTTATGGACCGATGCCCTACGACCTGGGCGTATGCACGACGCCACCGCCGCCCGCGACGAAGGCATCGCCATCTGCTTCCAGCACTTCCCCGACGTCGAGGTCCTGTTGGACGACGGCTACCTGGGGCTGAGCCGCGACCATCGCGGGCAGGCGATCACGCCGCCGAGAAAACCCCGGCCGGGAGCACTGCCCGACAGAGTCGAACAATGGGGACGCGACCGCCACGGCCACTCGTCCGACCGCATCACCGTCGAACACGCCCTCGCTGATCACAAACGCTGGAAGCAACTGACCCGCTGGACACATCGCCGCGACCGCCTGCCCGACACCTACCGCGCCATCGCCGGCCTCGTCTCCGACCGCAACACCAGCATCTGAAAACGGCCGTGAGCAGGGCAAACACACCTCACCCGCTATCACGCACCAACTCGTAACAGCAGCCCCAGCACCGAGTGCGGCAGGTCGTGCCGCAGGTGGATGAGTGTGGCCACCAACCGGTCGACGAACACCAGCTGATGGCGGGCGCCGGCGCCTTCGGCCCGCTTGCGGGCCCCGCCTCGCACAGCATGGCGGCGACCCTCGACCCCGGCCTGCCACGGCTCGGCCAACTCTTCGACCAAGCACGCAAGATGACGCCGGGAGAGCCCCGTGAACAGTCGATGCGCCAGCACCGCCCGATTGACCATGATCGCCACAGCGGGATCATGCCATCCACGTGGCACGACACCTCACCCGCTATCACGCACCAACTCGTAACGAGCTGGTGCGTGATTGCGGTTGGGGAGGGATCGCGCGAGGGTGGGATGATCCAGTCCGTGGTGATCACGGTCGACCGGAACGTTCTCGCGCATCAGCTGTTCACCGGTGTCTCCCGGCAGCATCTGGCTTGCCTGGTCGAGGAGTTGGCTGGCCCGTGGCAGGCCATGATTGAGGGGCGTCGTCACGAGGCTCGCGGCGGGGCCAGGAAACGTGAGGCGGGGGCCGGTGCCCGGCATCGGCTGGTGTTCGTCGACCGGCTGGTCGTCACGCTGATTCACCTGCGGCACGATCTCCCGCACTCCGTCCTGGCCCTGTTGTCCGGTGTCGACCGTTCCACCGTTACCCGCGCGGTCGGAGAGATGCGCGGGCTCCTGGCCGAACGCGGATGCGCGGTCCCTGACCGTCCTGGCCTGCGGCTTCGGACCCTGGCGGATGTGTTCGCCTACGCCCAGGCCGAGGGCATCGAGCTGCGGCTGGATGCCACCGAGATCCAGGTCCGCCGGCCCGCAGCCGGCCGCGGCGGACGCCGGGCGTTCGTCTCGGGCAAGAAGAAGCAGAACACGATGAAGGCCACTGTCGTTGCCGACCATCAGGGCCGCACTCTCTGGACCGACGCCCTGCGGCCAGGCCGGATGCACGATGCGACCGCCACACGCAACGAAGGTATCGGAACCTGTTTCCAGCACTTCCCGGACGTGGAAGTGGGGCCTTGACCCTGGAGTTTGAACACGTCTATGCGGCTCGGGCCAGGGTAGTTGAGGTTGGGTGGACGGTGATCTCGTAGGTGATCGGGGCTCGCTGGCCGAGCCGGGAATGACGGCGTCGGGTGTTGTAGCGGGACAGCCAGTGGAAGGCGTCGAGTCGTGCCTCGCGCTCGCTTGACCAGCCCTTTCGGCCCTTCAACGTCTCCCTTTTAAAGCTGGCGTTGAACGATTCGGCGGCGGCGTTGTCCGCGCTGGACCCGACGGCGCTCATGCTCTGCAGGACACCGGCCCGGCGGCAGGCGTCCGCGAAGGCCCCGCTGGTGTACTGGGCTCCGTGATCGGTGTGCATGATCGCCCCGTTCAGACTGCCGCGGGTCCGTTCCGCGGCGGCGAGGGCGTCGATGACGAGCTCGGTGCGCATGTGGTCGGCGATCGCCCAGCCTGCCAGGCGGCGCGAGCACAGGTCGATCACTGTCGCGAGATAGCAGAACCGTCCGCCGCCGACGCTCAAGTAGGTGATGTCACCGACGTACTTGGTGTTGATCTCCTTCGCGGTGAAGTCGCGGCCGATCAGGTCCGGGGCCTTCGCGGTGGCCGGGTCGGCGATGGTGGTGCGGTGCCGGCGCCGCAGACGGACCCCTTCGAGGCCGATGGTCCGCATGATCCTGGCAACGCGCTTGTGGTTGACCGCCTGGCCGCCCTCGTCGCGGAGCTCGGCAGTGATCCTCGGGACTCCGTAGGTGCCGTCGGACTCCTTGTGGGCCTTGCGTATCCGGGCCGCGAGCCGGTCGTCAGCGGCCTGACGGGCCATGCGAGCCGGGGCGGTGCGACGCCAGTAATAGAAACTCGAGCGGGCGATCCCGAGAATGTCGCAGAGCCGCTTCACGCCGTATCGGCGCTGGTGATCCTCAACGAACTGGCAGCGGTTCACCAGCGCGTCTCCGTCGCGAAATACCGGGCCGCCTTGCGGAGGATGTCGCGTTCTTCCTCCAGCTCGCGGATCCTCTTGCGCGCGGCGGCCAGCTCCGCCTGAACCGGGTCACCGGCAGGCTGCGGTGCCGTTGCGGGGGCGGAATGGGCACCGGCGCGGCGTCCGTCGGCGGCCCGGATCCAGTTCCGCAGCGTCTCGGTGTTCACTCCGAGATCGGCGGCGACCGACTTGATCGTCGCTCCCGGACGCGACCGGTACAACGCGACCGCGTCCGCCTTGAACTCGGCGGGGTAATGCTTCATCCCCACAGGGACTCCGTTCTCCTGGACCATCAAGATCCAAGTCTCTCCGGTGTCCAAACTCCAGGGTCAGGGCCCGCCCTACTCTCCCCCGAGCCCCCGCACGCTCCCCGGTCCCTGTAGACGCAGGTCACAGCCTCGCCGAGGACGCCGTAGACCGGCCGGTAGATCGCCAGAAGGAGCCCACGCGACGCCTCCGACGGGTGCGGCCACTGAGTAACAGAATTGCAACAAACGGAATCTAACGACTGTTATCGCGCGCATGGGAGCCGCACGGGAACGTCAAAGCCCCTATCTGCATCTCCCTTATCGAGAGCGACTACTCACAAGGGGGACCTATGAAGATGGGGCAGATCGCCGCAACGGCAACTGCGGCCACCTGCGCGACAATCCTGACGGCGTCCGTCGCCATTGCTGACGAGACAGCGCCCGCCCCTGGGCGCGGCACCGCGCCCGAGGTCTCGGTCCAGTCCGTGGCGAGCAAGTGCAAGGGCGCCGCTCCCAAGACTGTCGCCGTCACGTATTACCGGGGGCCGAGCAAGGTCTACTTGCGTTGCGGCACGAAGAGCTACGGCTACAAGCACCTCGTAGCCAGGAAGCGCTGGAGCACCAACTTCAGCAACAAGATCAGTAAAACTGTCTGGAGCGGCACCATCGTCACCAACACTCCCGGGGAGCGCACCTACGAGCGCATCGTCGTCCAGTGCCCGCCCAGCATCCAGTTCCGAGTGGTCACCAACCCCGGCCCCTACGGCAAGGACCCCCGGATCAACCCTCAAGGCATCATCACCGCCTACAAGCCCGCCGCAATCAAGGCGAAAGCCTGCTAGAGGTAATCCATGGCCACCGTTGAAGACGTTCGCAGCCAGCTCTCCGCGCGCCTGTTGGGGCAGATAGAGGACAGTGTCGCCACGCTCCATGTGACCGACCTTGACATCACCGAGAACGGTCGATCTTTCACAGCAGTGTTCGATCTCGACGCGCCGGACGGCCGCTGGCGAGTCACCCTGGAGAGCGATCGTGCCGACATGAATATCTTCAACGGGACACCCGACGCGCAACTCGTGGACGCAGTCGCCTCCGGCTTCAGAATCAGGCTCGCCGAGTGGTGGCACACGAAAGGCGCGGAACGCGCCTCAGCACGTCAAGGCAAACGGCTCGACTAGACGACGGAGGACTGGCTGATGCAGCACCCCGTCCTCCTCGACGCCTACGCCGCCGAGGCCGCCACTGGCATCAAGGCCACCACCATCCGCCAGTGGCTCCGCCGAGGCCACCTCACCCACCACGGCTACGACAGGTACGGCCGCGTCCTCGTCGACCTCCGCGAGGTCCAGGCGCGTCAGGAGCGGGCGGCAGCGACACCACCTGTCACAGTGGGGGCACGTTCGGCGTACCCGCACACGGACACTGAGCCACCCGAGGGCCCCCGCCGACACGGCCGGGGGCCCTCGTCGTGTCACAGAACAGCAACTCCGCCTTCACGCCGCCTCCACGACTTCAACAATGACCCCTCAAGCACTCATCCCTTGGGGGACCATGAAGCGCACCGCGCCCGTCGCCGCCACCTGCGTACTCCTTCTCGCGGCTTCCGCGTGCAGTCACGACGACGAACCCGCCAGTAAGGCGACAACGAGTACGCGCCCGGAGAAGCCATCCGCCGCAGCAGAGCCCACGAAGGCCGGCACGCCGGACGTGAAACCGCTCGGCGCCTCCGTGCGAACCGATGGTGCCGCCGATCCGATCGAAGGCAACGGCGGCGGCGTCCTCCAGATCACCCCCACCTCGGTGATCTACATGAAGTCCACGGGCTACGACGAGCCGGAGAACGGGCAGTTCCTCGTTGTCACCGTGAAGGAAAAGGCGATGACGGCCGCCCCCGCGTCTGAGGAAGCACCCATGGGTGGCGGCGGCTGGTCGTACATCGCCCCTGACGGGCAGGCCGTCTCTACTCTGACCGGCAATGCCACCAACGTCGTGCCTGACGGTTTCGAAGGCGGCGGGGCCATCGACCCCGGGACCTACCAGTGGAAATCCACTGTGTTCGACATCGGCCTCAAGCAGGCAGGCGGGACGCTGTCCTACAAGGACGGCGCAGGCGAAGTGTACCGCTGGAAGACGCCCGCCTCCACCACCGGCCCCGAAGCCTCCAAGGTGGAGGCGTCCTTGAAGTAACGCCCCGGTCCCAGCCGTCCGGGAATTCCGGCAGGAGGTACCCCGTGCCCACTCGCCCCCCTTCCCGATGCGGCGAGCCCGGGTGCTCGGCCTTCGCCACGAAGCGCGGCAGGTGCGACGAGCACCAGCCGATCGCCTGGGCCGGCCGCGACGACAAGGCCGGCCGATACGGGATCAGCTCAGGCAGGTGGCGCACCCTCAAGCGCGTCGCAGGCCGCGACGGTGAGTACTGCTACCGGTGCGGGGCCGAGCAGCCCAGCGCCGAGGACGACCCCGACGGCGAACTGCGGCTCCAGCTCGACCACATCACGCCCGTCAGCGAAGGCGGGGCCGTGGACGACCCCGAAAACCTCGGGCTCATCTGCGTGCCCTGCCACGAGGCCAAGAGCAAGGCCGAGGCCGCCCGCGGCAACGCCCGCAGACGACGCCGGAGGTGAGCCGTGACCGACCCGCTCGCCGCCTACCGCGACCTCGTCGCCGCCGCCCAGAGGATCACCGCCGAGCGCGTCACCTACGGCCTCGTCACCCCCGAGGCCGAGCGCGCCTACGACCACGCCCTCACCTCCCTGCGGGGCCACCCCGGGGGTAGGGGAGTCGGGATTTCTGCACCCCCACCCCTGGGGCCCGCCGCGGTCAGCTTTCCGCGTGCGTGCACAGAATCTTGAAGGGGGGTCTTCCTGATGGGACGGACCGCCCAGCCCGCCGCGCTTCGGCTGATCAAGGGCCGTGCGCCCGGCAAGGACTCCGCCGGCCGTGAGGTGAAGGCGGGGCCCGCCTTCAAGCGGCTCTCGCCGGAGGCGCCCGAGTGGCTGTCCGAGGAGGCCGCCGCCGAGTGGGCGCGCGTAGTGCCGGGCCTGGCCCGCCTTGACTTGCTCAAGCCGGAGGACCGCGCGGCCTTGGCCGCGTACTGCGAGGCGTGGGCCAGTTTCCGGGTGGCGACGGAGGCGGTTCAGCGGGAGGGGCTGACGATCGAGGCGAAGCAGGGGCTGCTCCCGCATCCGGCCGTGGGCATGGCGCGCGCGGCCGGGCGCGAGGTGCGGGCGTGGGCGGCGCATTTCGGGCTCACGCCGAGCACGGAGCAGGCGCTCGCGAGGGGGTCCGAGAATGAGCCGGACCCGGACAACCCCTTCGGGTAGGCGGTCGCCGAAGGTCCCGGCCGCGTACCAGGATGAGGAGCTGCTCGCGCGGCTCAAGCTGTCGCCCGAGGTGGCGTGGTACCTGACCGAGCGGGGTGTCCCGCTGCCGGACTGCCCGTCGCTGGTCAAGGCGCCCGAGCCTCGGGACGCACCCGGCGCGGCGTTCGACGGGGAGCGCGTCGACCGCGTGCTGCGGGCTTTCCAGCAGCTCCGGCACACGCAGGGCGCGCTGGCGGGACAGCCGCTGCGGCCGGACCCCTGGCAAGTCGCGTACATCCTGGCTCCGATCTTCGGGTGGGTGCACTGGGACGACGGCGCCGGTATGTACGTGCGGATCATCCGCGAGGCGTATGTCGACGTCCCCCGCAAGAACGGCAAGACCACCTTGGGCGGCGGGATCGCCCTGTACATGATGGGCGGGGACGGCGAGCCGGGGGCGCAGGTCATCACGGCCGCCGTGACGAAGGAGCAGGCCCGGCTCCTCTACGGGCCCGTGAAGGCGATCGTGGAGAAGTCCCCGGCGCTCAGTCGGGTCATGCAGCCGCTCGCCTCGGCCATCCTGCACCCGAAGACGGACAGCTACTTCAAGCCGGTGTCCTCGCTGGCGGGCGCGCAGCACGGCCTCAACCTGCACTGCGGGCTGGTCGATGAGCTGCACGAGCACAAGACGCCCGAGCTGGTCGAGACGATCGAGTCGGGCACGGGCTCGCGCCGTCAGCCGCTGATCTTCATCATCACGACGGCGGACGCGGGCAAGCGCGAGTCGGTCTACCAGCGCAAGCGCGAGCGGGTCGAGCAGCTCGCGCGCGGCGCCTACCGGGCGCCGTCCGTGTACGGCGTGGTGTTCGCGGCGGAGAAGGACGACGACCCGTTCGCCGAGGAGACGTGGAAGAAGGCGAACCCCGGGTACGGGGTGAGCCCGACGCGCGCGTACCTGCGCACGGCGGCGGAGAAGGCCCAGCAGTCCCCTGCCGAGCTGGCGTCCTTCCTGCGCCTGCACCTGGGCATCCGCACGAAGCAGGTCACGAAGTTCTTGACGCTGGAGTCGTGGACGCTCAACGGGGCGATGGTCGATGAGGCCACGCTCGCCGGCCGTGAGGCGTATGGCGGCCTGGACCTCGGCGCGGTGAGCGACCTCAACGCGCTCGCGTGGCTTTTCCCGGACGACCGGGACGGCAGCGTGGACTTGCTGCTGCGCTTCTGGACGCCCGAGGACAACATCAAGGACCTCGACCGGCGGACGGCAGGGAGCGCCTCGGTGTGGGTGCGTGAGGGCTGGCTGCGGACGACGCCGGGCAACGTGACGGACTACGAGGTCATCGGCGCCCAGATCCGGAAGGACCTCGACGCGTTCGACGTCAAGTCGCTGGGCTTCGACCGGTGGTCGTCCACGCCGCTCACGAACTCGCTGGAGGGCGAGCGCGCGCCGATGGTGGGCGTCGGGCAGGGCTACAAGACCATGTCGCCCGCGCTCAAGGCCGTGCAGCGGCTTCTGCTCCAGGGGGCATCGCAGGTACAGGCCGGGGGCCGGCCGATGCTGCGGCACGGCGGTAACCCGGTCATGGCGTGGATGGTCGACAACCTCGCCGTGGCAGTGGATGACGCGGGCAACGTCAAGCCGTCGAAGGCCAGCGCCGGGGACAAGATCGACGGCGTCTCCGCGCTGTGCGACGCGATGTCGGAAGTACTGGCGCGCCCGCCGAAGCGGACGAGCGCCTACGAGGACGCGGAGTTCGAAGCGATCTGAGGAGGGGGGCCGCTCATGGCGTGGTGGCGCCGCAACAAGCAGAATGATCAGGCCGCGCTCCCCGCGAAGGCGGCGGAAGGCTTCGGGGACCTGGACGCGCTCAGCGCCTACGTCACGGCGCACGGCATCCGCATTGTCGATCCGGGCATCCCGCTCTCGGCCTACGCGGATACCGCGGCGGCCGGGGACGTGTGGCGCACTCAGCCCAGCGTGCGGAAGGTCGCGGACTACATCGCGCGGGCGATCTCCACGATCCCCTGGCACGTGTACGAGCGGGTGTCGGACACGGACCGCCGTCGCGTCTCCGGTCACCCCCTCGCCCAGCTTCTCGGCGCTCCGGGCCCGTACCGCACTCCGTCGCGGCTGTGGCACGGCGTGCTCGTGGACTGGCTGATCTACGACCGGTGGTGCGTTCAAGTCCTCCCGTCCGCCGACACGGCGAGCGGGTGGGAGCTGCGGCGCATTCCCGCGCGGCTCATGCACGTGCTCGCCGACGACTTCGACGGGGTCGCAGCCCTGTACCTGACCGACCCGCACGGGCGCGCGCAGGAGGTGCAGTCCGAAGGGTTCCTCTTCGACCACGGGTACGCGAACGTGGGCGCGGACGGCACGAGTCCGATGGACACGCTGCGGCAGATCCTCGCCGAGCAGACCGAGGCCGTCGAGTGGCGGCGCCAGGTGTGGAAGAACGGCGCCCGCGTCCCGACCGTCATCGAGCGTCCCGCCGACGCCCCAGCTTGGTCGGCTACCGCGAAGAGCCGGTTCACGGAGGCGTTCAACGCGTTCATCGGGCGGGCCGGGCAGGCGGGCGGCACGCCGATCCTGGAAGACGGCATGAAGCTCGTCACCCTCTCCGCGTTCAACCCGCGTGAGGCGCAGGACATCGAAGGCCGGCGCCTGACGGACATCGAGGTCGCCTCCGCGTACCACATCCCTCCGGAGCTGGTGGGCGCGAGGGAGGGGACTTTCAGCAACGTCGACGCGTTCCGCCAGATGCTTTACACGCACAGCCTGGGGCCGACGATCACGCAACTCCAGGACGTCCTCAACGTCATGCTCGTCCCGCTCATCGCCCCCGGCAGCAACCTGTACGTCGAGGCGAACGTCGAGGCGAAGCTGCGCGGCAGCTTCCTGGAGCAGGCTCAGCTCCTCCAGACCGCTGTGGGCGCCCCGTACATGACGCGCGCGGAGGGCCGGACGGTGCTGAACCTGCCGCGCCTGGAGGGTACGGACGAGCTGATCACGCCGCTCAACGTGGTCGAGGGCGGCCTCGCGTCGCCCCGGGACACGGCGCCGAAGCCGGAGGACCAGCAGCTCCCAAAAGCGGGCGGCCGTCTGCGGCTGGTGAAGAGCGGGCGGCCGGATGACCTCGGGACGGCGAAGGAGGAGCGGCAGGCCCTCACGGACGCGTTGACCGGGTGGGCTGAGCGGCAGGCCGAGGGCCTGCTGGAGCGCGCGAGCGCGAAGGCGGACGGGCCGCCGGACTTCTACACCCTGTGGGCGGTCTCCTCCCCGGAGCGCCAGGAGCAGCTCGCCGCGCTGCTGGCCGCGCACGGTCTGCGCCTGGCGCAGGTCGGCGCCTGGGAGGTTCTCGCCGAGTTCAACCCGGACGCGGAGGGCTGGGACGCCGCCGTGATGGAGGCGTGGCTGGTGAAGGCGGCCGCGTCCCACGCCGCGCAGTACGAGCAAGCCGGGTACGCGGCGGCGGCCGACGCGGTCCGTGAGGACGGCGACTGGCGGGACAACCTCCGCGCGGGCATGGCCGCGTGGGTGACGGCGGGCGCCGTGCGGGCGGCGACCGCCGGTACGGAGGCGCTCAGCTTCGGATCGCACGACGCGGCCGGCGCCTCCGGGCTGACCCGCAAGGTTTGGCGCACGGGCGGGCGGAACCCGCGGCCGAGCCACGAGGCGCTCGACGGCGAGGCTGTCGCGCTGGACGACGTGTTCGGCAACGGGCTGCGCTGGCCCGGCGACGGGCGCGGTGACGTGGATGAGACTGCGGGCTGCAACTGCTCGCTCGACTACACCCGAGAGGGGGGCTGAGACGTGCCCCGCACCAAGGAAGCACCCGCGCGGATCAAGGCGGCGGGCCCTGCCGACGGGCTCGGCGAGGGCCAGTTCCGCGCGCTCGTGAGCGTGTTCGGCAACGAGGACAGCATGGGCGACGTCATCGCCCCGGGCGCGTTCGCGCAGGTCCTCGCGGAGTGGAAAGCCTCCGGGGACCCGATCCCGGTCGTGTGGGCGCACAAGTGTGCCGATCCCTTCGCGCATATCGGCTCCGTGCTGGAGGCCACCGAGACGCCGGACGGCCTGGAGGTCCTCGCGCAGATCGAGGACTTGGACACCAACCCCACCGCGCTCCACGTGCACGGGCTCCTCAAGGGCCGTCGTATCAAGCAGTTCAGCTTCGCCTACGAGGTGGGTGAGGGCGGGTGGGTGGACACCGACGACACGGCCGCGCACCCGTGGGGCGGCTACTACGAGATCAAGCGATTCAGCAGCCTGTTCGAGGTGGGCCCCTGCCTGGTCGGCGCCAACCAGGAGACCGAACTCCTGGCGGCGAAGGCGCGCGATCTCGCGCGCGGTGCGAAGGAGGGGCGGGTCCTGGCGGGCGCGCACTACGACCGGCTCGTCTCCGCGCACGCGGCGATCGGTGAGGTCCTCGCCGCCGCCGAGCCTCAGAAGACTTTCCGGCCCGAGCCCGCGGGCCGGGCCACCCCCGTACTGGAGACCGGCCAGCCGCCGGCCGAGGAGACCGCCGCCGCCCCCGGGGCCGCCGCGAAGTCGCCCGGTCTCACGCCCGCCCAGGTCGCCGCATGGGTCACCACCACGACGTTGACCACCAGGAGGTCACGATGACGCTGCGCGAGCAGCCCAAGCAGGCCCTCGACCGCGCGGCGGAGATCGCCCAGAAGGCGCGGGACGAGGACCGAGAGTTCACCGAGGACGAGGTCACCGAGATTGGGCAGCTCCGCGAGAAGGTCGCGGAGCTGGAGCCGAAGGTGAAGGCGGCGGACGCGGCGCGGGCTGCCGCCGACGAGATGGCGGGGAAGGCGGCGGGCAGCCGCCCCGCGCCCGCCGCGCGCCCCCAGGTCAAGGACCGCCAGGAGCAGGCCGACGAGGGCACGTTCGGCACCCGCTTCGTGAAGTCCGGCCTGTACGAGCAGTTCCGCAAGGCCCACCCGTCCGGGCTCAGCGAGGGCTCGGCCGTCAACATCGGCCGCGTCAACATCGGCTCGCTCGACGACTGGGCGCGCGGGTGGAAGGCCACGGCCGCGCCGCTCCAGGTCGGGCTCGGCCACGTCGCCCCGGTGCGGATGCCGATGGTCGACCAGGTCGACCGCGACAACCTCACCATCCTCGACCTCATCAGCAGTGGCACCGCGTCCGGCGCGTTCGAGTACCTCCAGGTCACTGGCGTCACTCGCAACGCCGCCGTCGTGGCGGACGAGATCCTGCCCGGCGACGCCGACACCGCCCTCAAGCCGACCTCCTCGATCCAGACGGAGCTGGCGGACGCGAAGCCGTACACCTACGCGGATGGCTACGACGTCACCAACGCCCTCCTGTCCGACGCGCCCGCCCTGGCGTCGTACATGGACAACGAGCTGCGCTACTCGCTCGACTCCGTGATCGAGGACAAGCTGCTCAACGGCACGGGCACGAACGGGCAGCCCAAGGGCCTGCTGCACACCACGGGCGTGCAGTCGCTCACCTACACGCCGGGCGCGGATGCCATGGCGCAGGTCAAGGCGATCCGGCAGGCCATCACGAAGGTGACGCAGCTCCCGGGCGGCAATGTGACCGCCGTCCTCATGTCGCCCGAGAACGACGAGGCGTGGGACCTTCTCCAGGACGCCAACGACCGGTTCTTCGGTCAGGGCCTGTTCGGTCAGGGGCCGTCCACCTCGTGGGGGCGCACGCGCGCGCTCTCGCAGCGCCTCACGCCGGGCACCGTGATCCTCGGCGACTGGCGGCAGATGGCGCTCCTCGACGTCGAGGGCCTGAGCGTCATGGCGTTCAACCAGCACGCCGACTACGCCCGCCGCAACCTCGTCTACGTGCGCGCCGAGCTGCGCGCCGAGCAGGTCATCTGGAAGCCGAACCGGCTCATCGTCGTGAGCCCCGAGGCCGAGGAGGGCTGACCCGTGCCCGAGCACAAGATGATCGTCATGGGCGGCATCCGGGTGCGCGCGGAGGACGCGGACCGCTACCGCGCCCGCCCGCTCGGGCGCTCGGGCCCGCTCACCGTGGCGCAGGCGAACCCCGTACCGCTGGCGCCGGACGCGGCCTTCGACCCGGGTGCGCACGACGTGCACGGCGTCCTGGCGCATCTCGCCGACGCGGACCCGGCGGAGACCGCCCGCGTCCTCGACGCCGAGGCGAACGGGAAGGGCCGCAAGACCCTGACCGACCGACGCGACGAGCTGCTCGCCGCCGCACAGGAGCGAGCCGATGGCGCCGGGGCCTGACCCGCTCCTTGCCGAACCCGCCGACCTGGCCGCGTTCCTCGGCGTCCCGGCCGACGACCCGAAGCTGCTCGCCGCGCTCCGCGCCGCCACCCGGCGGTTCCGGGGCGCGGTCCGGCACCCGGTGTCGCTGGTCACCGAGGACACGGTCAACCTGGACGGCGGCGGGGAGGACAGGCTCCTCCTCCCCGCCGCGCCTGTCGTGCAGATCCGCTCTGTCCTGGTGGATGGTGAACCGCTCACCGGCGTCCGCGTGAAGCGGCAGGCCGGGGTTCTGCTCCACCCGGCCGGGTGCTGGCCCGCATGGTCGGAAATCACTGTGATCTACGACCACGGGTACGACCCGGTGCCCGAGGAGGTCGCCGAGGCTGTCATCGACCAGGCCCGCGCGCTGTACACCCTGCGCCCGGGCCTGGCCTCGATGACGGCCGGCGGCGAAGCCCTGGGCTTCGGGGCGCAGGCGGCGGTCGGGGTGACGGCGCAGTGGACGGCGGCGGTCGACGCGTACCAGCTCAACCGAGGGGACCGCACCTGATGTTCCACCAGAGCGTGATCCGGGTGCGCGCGGGCACGAAGACCGACCGGGGCGGCAACGTCGTCAAGGACTGGGCGAGCGCGAGCAAGGCCCTGATCGGCTCCCTGTCCGTGCAGCCCGCCGTGCAGTCGGAGGAGAGCGACCCGACGCGTACCGCCGTGGTGACGGGCTGGCGGGTGCTGTCCGCTCCTGGCACGGCGCCGGACATCCGGGCGGACGACCGGATCGAGCACGCGGGGATGGTGTGCGAGGTCGAGGGCGAGGTCGCGGCCTGGCCCGACCCGCTCACCGGCGGCGTGCACCACGTCGAGTTCGTCATCAAGCGCGCCACCGGATAGGAGGCGATCATGCTCGTTGAACTCCGCCTGGACTCTGCCGGGATACGCGAAGTTCTCCAGGGCCCGGAGGTTCGGCTCCTCGTTGATGGTGTCGCGGCGAGCATCGCCGCCAGGGCCCGCGCCTCGCTCCGATCCGATGTGGAGGTGCGAGTGCGTGGATACACGACGGACCGTGGCGCGGCGTCGGTGACTGTCGCCGACGTGCGCGGGATGGCGTGGCAGGCGCGGGACGGGACCCTGACGCGCGCGGCGGGCGCCGAGGGCCTGGAGATCCGCGCTTGGGGCGGCCGATGAAGGCGCTCGTGGTCTTTCCCGACGCGCAGTCCATCGGCGCGCAGATCCTCCGTACCGCGCTCACTGCGCGCGGCGAGCCCTTCGTGGCTGGGGTCACGGTGGGGACGCGGGTGCCGGGCGACCGGTCCCCGGAGACTCCCCGCCTGCCCTACGTGATGGTGCGTCTCGATGCCGCGCTGCCGCACTCCTCGATGGGCAACAGCCGCGTCACGCTGCGGGTCACGGTGTGGCACGAGGACGCCGACCAGGCGCACGACCTCGCGCAGCTCTGCGCCGGGCTGCTCCTGGTCCACGACGGGACGCTGCTGCGCTCCGTGCGCCCCGGCACGGGCCCGCTGCCCGCCACCGATCCCGACTCGGGTATCGACCTGAGCACCTTCACGGTCCTCGCGAACGTCGCCCCGACCCTGCTCTGACAACCGCATACGCCGTACCACCGCGCACCCCCTACCCCTGAAACGCAAGGAGGACGCCGTGGCCGGCGACCCGACAAAGGCATCCCTGTGGACCGACGCCGACGTGTACGTCGGTCCGCTCGACGCGGAGAACCCCGACACCGTCGACGACCCGTTCAGCGCCGACTGGGGCCTCGTCGGCCTCCTCGACGGCGACAACGGCTTCGGCAAGACCCGCGACGAGGACGTGGACGACAAGTACGCGTGGGGCGGCATTCTCGTCAAGACCAGCCGCGCGCACTTCAAGCTCACCAAGAGCTTCACGGCGCTGGAGGACAACGAGACCACCAGGTCGCTGATCTGGCCCGGCTCGACGGACACGCAGCTCATCGTGCCGCGCCCGCAGCCGGTGAAGGTCGCGTTCGAGACCCGCGAGGGCGCGAAGGTCAAGCGCCTGATCACCGCCCAGCACGCGGAGATCAACGTGGACGGGGACATCACCGAGAACGAAACCGACCTGACGGCGTACACCCTCGTCGCCACGATCTTCCCGACGTCCGGGAAGGTGCTGTTCCTGCGCCAGTTCACGGACGGCACCGTGCCGCCCGGCGGCGGAGGCGGGGCCTGAGCTGCCGGGGCGCGGCGTCGCGCGGTCGCCGCGTCCCGGCTCACACCCACACCGCGCACCAGGAAGGAACCGCGCATGCCCCTCGTCGCCGACTCCTCGCCCGCCCCGGTCACCTACCGCGTGAAGACCAACCTAGGCGGCTCCCGCTCCGTGACCGGCGTAACCACCGTCGAGCACACCGCTGACGGGTGGCTGCGCTTCCTCGGCAACCCCGGCCAAGGGGTGCTCTTCGCCATGCCGCTGGCCGACGTCAGCCGCTACGGCACCGCCCTCGGCGACTGAGCGCCCCCGTGTCCTACTCCTTCACCGACGCCGAGATCCAGGCGGCGGCCGTGCGGCTCGGCGTCATCAAGGCGGGCGAGGACGTGCCCGCGCGCCTGCGCTCGCGCGTCGTCGCGTCGCTCGTCGCCGACCGCCGCCGGCCGACGTCCCCGGCCGAGGTACCGGTCGCACAGCAAGTCGTCATCGAGCCCGGCGGACAGATCAGCGTGGACGGCCGCCCGTTCCCGTGAGTCGTCCAGGCCGGGCAGATCGGCGTCACCCTCCAGCCGGACGGGGCCGGGATGGTCACCCTGACCATGCCCGCCCTCAACATCCAGATCACCCCACCCGTACCCGAGAGCGAGACCTCATGACCACCGCGCAGAGCAAGACCCGGGCGGCGAAGCCGGCCGACCACGAGCCGTTCGACTTCAACCTCGACGCCGTCAAGGCCGAGACCGACTTGGCCCCGTTCCGCGTCCACTTCGACGGGCGCCGCTGGGAGTTCGCGCACCTGGAGGGCCTCGACATCTGGGACGTGGTGGAGGCCGCGGACGGCGGCGACCTCCAGGCCGTACTCGGCGCCCTGCGGCTCGCGCTCGGCGACCAGTACGCCGAGTTCCGCAAGGTCCGCCTGCCGCAGTACAAGGTCATGGCCCTGTTCCGCGCCTACCAGCGGCACTGCGGGACGGAGCCGGGGGAATCGGAAGCCTCCGAGAGCTGATCCGGAGGCACGGCCGAGCCCTGGAGGCAGACCTGCGGCGCGAGTACGGGGTGCGCCTGCGCGACCTGTACACCGGGGATCTGACCTGGCGGGAGCTGATCAGCTACGTGCGCGGCCTGAGCCCGCAGGCCGCGACACGCACCGCCCTCAACGCGGGCATCCCCGAACCGAGCGGTGAGCAGATCGTCCTCGCCGACCTCATCGACACCGTGAACGTCCTCGACTGGCATTTCCGGCAGGGCAACACCGCCGAGAAGGCCCCCAAGGCGAAGCCCGCCAAGTCGTACCCGCGCTGGTGGGAGCCGAAGCCGGACACCGCCCGCCGCAGTGCCGAGCGGGTCGCGCGCCTCGAGGACGCCCGCCGCCGCAAGTGCGCGCGGGAGCAGGCGATCGCCGAGGGGCGCATCGCATAACCGAACACTGCGGGAGGTGACCAACGTGCCTTCCGTGGGCTATGCCGTCTTGCAGATCATCCCGAGCGTCCGGGGGATCGGGGACGAGCTGCGCCGTCAGCTCGTCGCCCCCGCCGGGGATGCGGGCGGCGACGCCGGGGAGGCGGCGGGCGGCGGCCTCAAGGACAAGCTCAAGCTGGGGGCCGCCGCCGCCGGCGTGGCTGCGGGCGCGCTCCTCGTCGCCGGGCTCAGCGAGGCGATGGAGCAGGCGGACCTGACCCGCACGCTCCAGGCCAGCTCGGCGCGACGGGCAAGGACGCGGCCCTGTACGGGCGGATCGCCGGGCAGCTCTACGCGAAGGGCATCACTGAGGACGTCGCGCAGGGCGCCGAGGTGATCCGCTCGATCGTCAACGCCGGGTTGGTGCCGCCGGACGCGACGAACAAGCAGCTCAAGAGCATCGCCGCGCAGATGGCAGACGTGTCGACCACCTTCGGCACGGACATGAGTATGCAGACACAGGCCGTGTCCGCGCTCATGAAGAACGGCCTGGCGCCGTCCGCCAAGGGCGCACTCGACGTGATCACGGTCGGGATGCAGAAGCTCGGCCCCAACGCCGAGGACCTCCTGGAGACCTTCCAGGAGTACCCGGTTCAGCTCAAGAAGCTCGGACTCGACAGCAAGACCGCGCTCGGCCTGTTCCAGCAGGGCCTCCAGGGCGGCGCCCGCGATACGGACATCGTCGCGGACGCCCTCAAGGAGTTCTCGATCCGCTCGATCGACATGAGCGACTCTTCGCGCGCCGCTTACAAGAGCCTCGGCCTCGACGCGAAGACGCTGGAGAAGCAGATCGGCCAGGGCGGCGCGTCGGCGACCGCCGGCCTCCAGACCGTTCTCGACAAGCTCCGCAGCATCCACGACCCGGTCAAGCGGGAAGCCGCAGCCGTGGGCCTCTTCGGCACACAGGCCGAGGAGCTGGGCACGTCGCTGTTCAAGCTCGACCCGGGCAAGGCGTCGAAGGGTTTCGGGGACGTCTCCGGGGCCGCTACGAAGCTCGGCACCACCCTGCGCCAGGGCCCAAGCTACGAGCTGAAACTCTTCACGCGCAGCCTCCAGCAGGGGTTCGTGAACGTCCTCGGCACCTACGCCGTGCCAGCTCTGACGACGTTCGGGACGGTCGCCACAGACACCTTCGGCTGGTTCAGGCAGTACGGGCCGTGGCTGTCTCCTGTCGCGGCGGGCATCATCGCGCTGACGGTCGCCGTCAACGCGAACGTCATCGCCACGCGCACGGCCGCGGGCGCATCCCGCGCATGGGCCGCCGTCCAGGCCGTCCTGAACGCGCTGCTCTCGGCCAACCCCATCGGCCTCATCGTCGTCGGTCTCGTCGCGCTCGGCACTGCCCTGGTCGTCGCGTACCAGAAGTCGGACACTTTTCGGGCGATCGTGCAGGCGGCGTGGTCGGGCATCAAGACCGCCGCGTCCGCCGCCTGGACGGGTTTCATCAAGCCCACCCTCGACGGGTTCCTCTCGGGCATGACCGCAGTCGGGCACGGCGCGGTGTGGCTGTGGGGGAACGTCCTGTCCCCGGTCTTCTCCGGGATCGGGACCGGCGCGCGCATCCTGGCGACGATCATCGCGGTCATCCTGATCACGCCGAGCGTGATCGCGTTCAAGACGCTGGGCGCGGCCGGGATGTGGCTGTGGAAGAACGCGCTCGGCCCGGCGTTCCACGGTGCGGGCGCGGCGGCGACCTGGCTGTGGAAGAACGCGATCCAGCCCGCCGTCAACGGAGGCAAGGTCGCTTTCGCCGCCCTCGGTGCGGCGGGTACGTGGCTGTGGAAGACCGTTCTGTCCCCCGCGCTCCACGGCGCGGGGGCGGTCGCGGTGTGGATGTACGACCACGGCATCAAGCCCGCAGCCGCCGGCGGCAAAGCCGCCTTTACCGCGCTGGGAGCGGCCGGGACGTGGCTGTGGAAGAGCGCCCTGTCGCCCGCGTTCCGTGGCTTCGGCACCGTGGCCACGTGGCTGTACGACCACGGCATCAAGCCGCCGATCGACAAGGGCAAGGCCGCCGCGAAGGCGCTGGGCAAGGCGTTCAAGGACGCCAAGGACATGATCGGCACCGAGTTCGGCAAGGTCGCCGGTCTGGCGAAGAAGCCCATCTCCTTCGTGATCGACACGGTCTACAACAAGGGGATCGTCGGGGTCTGGAACAAGGTCGCGGGCGCTTTCGGGGCGCCGGAGATCGAGAAGTTCAAGGGCTTCGCGAAGGGCGGCCCTGTCTTCGGGGCCGGCACCGAGACGTCCGACGATGTCCCGGCGTGGCTGTCGAAGAACGAGCACGTGTGGACCGCGCGCGAGGTGCGGGGCGCGGGCGGGCACGGCGCGGTCATGGCGTTGCGCAAGTGGGCGGCGGCCGGTGGGAACGGCGAAGCGCCCGGCTTCGCGGACGGGGGTGGCCTTTTCGGCTGGGCCAAGTCGGCGGGCGCCGCGCTCAGGGCGTCGGCTCGGCGGCCTGGAACGGGGCGAAGAAGGGAGCGGGCTGGCTGCGGGACAGCATGGCGGCCAGCGCCCGCGCGGGCGTCAACGCGGTCGTCAACCCGCTCATCAACCAGATCCCCGGCTCCGGCACGGGCTTCGGGAAGCTCGCGCGCCGCATCCCGCGACGGGCCGTCGACGTGCTGTTCGGGTACGCGAAGGAGGCGGACAAGCAGCTCCCGAAGTCCCTGGCGAACCCGCCCGGGGGCGGCGTGGAGCGGTGGCGGCCCTACGTCGTCAAGGCGCTGACGGCGAACGGGCTGTCGACGTCCGGAGCGATGGTCGAGCGGGTGCTGCGGCAGATCGCCACCGAGTCCGGCGGCAACCCGCGCGCCGTCCAGGGCGCGATCGGTGACGTCAACAACTTGAGCGGGGACCTCGCCAAGGGCCTCATGCAGACCATCTCCGCGACCTTCAACGCGTACAAACTGCCTGGTCACGGCGATATTTTCAACGGCTACGACAACCTCCTCGCGGCCCTGAACTACGCCAAGCACCGGTACGGGCCGTCGCTGTCCTTCCTCGGGCAGGGGCACGGCTACGCGGACGGCGGCCGGCCGCGCGCGGGCGAGGTCGCGTGGGTCGGCGAGCGCGGTCCCGAGCTGGTCAAGTTCCGGGGCGGGGAGGAGGTCTACGACCACCGCACCTCCCTCGCCATGGCGGCGGGCATCGGCGCGCGGGGTTTCGCGAAGGGCACGCTCACGGCCGCGCAGAAGAAAGCGGCGCGCGAAGAGGCCGCACGCCAGCGGGAAGCCCGGCGCCGGGAGGAGAAGCGCCAGGCCGCGCAACTGTCCGCGCGCAAGGACGTCCCCGCCGACCTGAGTGCCTTCACGAAGTCCGTCACCGGGTCGGCGTCCGACATCTCCCGTGCGGCGGCCGAACTGACGAAGGACCTCAAGGCGACCGGTGGCGCGTCCAAGACGTTGATCAGTTCGACGTCGAAGGCCGCGACACGGCTGGAGGGCCTGTCGAAGCAGCGGGATGCCGTGAGCGCAAAAATCGACACGGCGAAGCAGGCCGCGGCCGACCAGAAGGACAGCGCTGCCGCCTTCCTCGGGCTGTCCAACTTCTCGGGCGCCTCCTCCATCGGCGGCCTCGTGGCGGGCTTGAAGGACAAGCAGGCCCAGCTCAAGGCGGACCGTGCGCAGATCGACAGCCTGACGAAGAAGGGGGTGTCGAAGGACATCATCAGCCAGCTCGTCGGCCTGGCCCCGGCGCCGACCTGACGAAGCTGGTGGCGGGAGCGACGGGCGGGCAGGTCAAGCAGCTCAACGCGCTCGCGAAGAGCGGCGCGAAGCTGGCGACGTCCTACGGGCAGGCGACCGCCGACGCCATGTACGACGCGGGCCGCGCCGCCGGCCACGGCTTCCTGTCGGGCCTGCTCGCGCAGAAGAGCGCTATCGAGAAGACGATGGCGCTGCTGGCGGTGACGGCGGTCCGCTCGATTCGGGTGTCGGGGGCGGCCACGCTGCCGAAGGCGAAGAAGAAGGCGCCGGCCAAGAAGGTCAAGCCGAAGAAGTACGACAGCGGCGGCTGGCTCCAGCCCGGCCTGTCCACGGGCGTCAACGCCACCGGCCGGCCGGAGCCGATCCTGACCGCCGGGCAGTGGGATGCCGTGCAGCGCGGCCTGAGCGGCGGCGGACCGTCCTACCACTACGAGATCAACGCCCGCACCGCGGACTTCACGGTCGCGGAACTGGAGCACGTGCAGCGCGTCCAGGAGGCGCGGGCCCGAGTAGGAAGGCCGAGGTGATCCGATGCCGCTGATCGTCCGCGCGACCACCCCGCCGCCCACCGACCCGGGCGGCGGGGGCGGCGTCGAACTGCCCGAGGTCGGCTTCGCCGTCGCCACGTTCATGGACCCCTCCGGAACCGTACGGCCGCTCACCTCGCCGGAGCTGGGGTGGTTCACGCTGTCCGATGGGGTGAGCGGGCTCGGCGCGGCCCCGTATGAGCTGACGACGGACGCGCACCCGCGCGGCGGCGCCCGGCTGCGGCACGTCCAGGCGCAGCCGCGGCTCATCGTCTGGCCCCTGCACGTCTACGGCTCGGATCACACCGAGTTCCTCACCCGCTGGCGTTCGCTCGCGCGGGCGTTCACCCGCACCGTGCGGGAGGGGCCCGGCATCCTGGAGATCGCCCGCCCGGACGGCACCCGCCGTCGCATCGAGGTCGTCTACCAGGAGGGCATGGAGGGGCGCACGGACGCCGAGGGCGGCGTCCTGGACGACGAGGCCGTGCTGAGCCTGTGGTGCGCGGACCCGTACTGGGTGGACCCGACGCCGCTCACCGAGCATCGCGAGACCGGCACGCTCGCCGACTACCTCGTCCCGTACCCGTCCGTGTCGTCGGGGCAGGTCCTTGGCGACACGACGCTGCGGAACCCCGGCGACGTCGGCGTGTGGCCGACCTGGCGCATCACCGGTCCGGCGACCGGCATCTCGGTGACCAACGTCGCGACCGGCGAGAGCTTCCAGCTCGACCCGGGGTTGACGGCGCATGGCGATCTCGTCGCCGGGGACGAGGTCGTGGTGTCCACCGACCCGCCCGGTGTGCGCGGCCCGGACGGGGAGGGGCCGGACGGGGACAACTGGACGGGCGCTCTCAACTGGCCCTCGGCCACGTTGTGGGGGCTCCCGCCCGGCGAAACCCCGGTCCGTTTTCAGCTCGACGGCGCCGGCCCCGACTCGTCCGTCAGCGTGACGTTCTTCGCGAGATACGAGACCGCATGACCCTCCAGTTCCTCGTCACCGACCGGCAGTTGCGCGTCCAGGGCGACCCGCTCGACGGGTGGACGTCCGTCGACGCCACCCGGAAGTTCAACGAGCCCGGCTCGGGCTCGATCACGCTCCCCGCGCGCCCCGAGATCCTGGCGCAGCTCCAGCCGGGCAACCGCCTCGTCATGATCCGCGACGGCGCCGTGTGGATGGCCGGGCCCATGGAGGTCCCCACCGACTACGCGTGGGACCTCTCCGAGAACGCCGGGACCGGCACCGTCACCGTCAACTGGAGCGACGACCTCGCGACGGCCGCCGGGTACATCACCTGGCCCGCGCCCGCGAGCGCGTGGACCGCTCAGCCGGGCAACACCTGGTGGGAGGCCACCGCGAACGCGGAGGCGACGATCCGCAACCTCATCAACCTCAACTGCGGGCCCGGCGCCCGCGCGGACCGGCGCATCCCCGGGCTCGTCCTCGCACCAGCCGCCGGGGTCGGCGCGAGCACCGCGACGCGCACGCGGTTCGAACCGCTGCTGGAGGTGTGCCGCCGCGCGGCCCTCGGCGGCGGCGGGCTCGGCTTCCGCATCGCCCAGGCGGACGGTGGGCTCGTCTTCTCCGTGTACGCCCCGCGCGATCTCACCCGCACCGCGCGGTTCAGCATCGGGCTGGGCAACCTCCGAAGCCTCCAGGCGAAGGTGAGCGCGCCGACCGCCACCCATGCGCTCGTCGCGGGGACGGAGACGGAGGGCTCGACCGCGCGCACGTTCGTGGAGCGCGCCGACACAACGGCGGCGTCGAGCTGGTGGCGCGTCGAGCAGTACGTCGACGGCAGCGCGGAGACCGACGCGGACGGCGCCCTCACCGCGGACGGCAACGCGCTCCTCGCCGAGCAGGCCGCGCCCGTCGAACTGGCCACCGTCACCACCGACACCCCGCAGCTTCGCGCGGGACGCGACTACGACCTCGGCGACCGCGTGACCGTCGCGCTCCCCACCGGCATCGAGGTGGCGGACCTGGTGCGCTCCATCCACCTCCAGGCCACGCCCGGCAGCGGCGAGTACGTCGCCGCGGTCATCGGCTCACCGGAGGCGACGACCGACCCCCAGACGGTGCGCGTGCTGCGCACCCTGACCCGGCGCCTCGCGCGCCTCGAAACGAGGTAGGTAGCTGTGGCAGACGACTCCTGGCCGTCCCAGGCCCACAACAACCGGGCGGTCACGGACGCCGAGTACGAGCAACTGGCCGCCCCCGCCAGCCCGGACGGAGTCGTGGGCGATCCGACACAGGCCGCCGTCGTCACGGCCGCCACCGGACTCAACATCTCGATCCAGGCGGGGGCGGTCGCACTCGTGCGCGGCCACGCCTGGACAGCGGGCGGGACCTCGCTGACCCTGCCCGTCGCCGCAAACACGAGCGGGAAGACCCGCATGGACTGGGTCGTGCTCCGCCTGGACCGCTCCGACTGGACGGTGCGTGTCGCGATCCGGCAGGGCACCCCCGGCAGCGGCCTGCCCGCGCTCGTCCAGGCGCCGGGCCCCACCGGCGTGTACGAGGTCCCCCTCGCTCAGCTCACCATCGGCAACAACGCCGGGGCCGTGGGCGTCGCGCGCGCCGAACTGTACGCGGGCAACGCGGTCCGTCCCGCGCTCGCCGCCCGCCCCAACCCCCTCCCGCGCATCGGGGACCAGGAGCACATCGCCGACACGGGCCAGGGGCGGGTATGGACCGGGAGCGGCTGGCAGACCACGTATGGGCGCGCCATGGGTGTCACCTGCAACCAGCCCACTGGCGGCCTCGTGCGCATCGACGCCGACTCCGTCCTCGACTACGTCAACGGCACCGTCTGCCTGCGCCTCGGGTCCTTCACTCTGCTCACGGGCAGCATCTCGCCCGCCGTCGACCTGCGACTTCCGGTCCTCATCCCAGCCCAGTACCGCCACCCCAGCCGGTCCGTGCCCGGGAGCGCCTACCTGAGCGGGTCCCGGATCGGGCGCGTCACGGTCTACGCCGCCAACGACGCCGACCGGCCCGGGCAGGTCTGGCTCACCAGCCATCCCACCATCTCCGCCGGGGACCAGATCCTCCCCGACGCCCTCACCTGGACGGTCTGATGTCCCGCTCTCTTTTCGGCTCGATCGCCGACTACGTCGTCGCCCTGGGCGACGACAACGCCGCCACTCTCCAGCCCGCGGCCACCGTCACCGCCTGGTCGGATGCGCGAGGCGGCAGCCAGTACGCCGACCTCCTCCAGGCGGACGGCGTCACCCCCGTGCCCGAGGGGAAACTCGTCAGCGACGAGCGCGGGGCGCTCCCCGAGTTCTACGGCCTGGACGGCGTCACCGCGGTGTATCTCGACGCGTCCGGCGGCGAGGGCCCGCGCCGGCGCACGATCGCCACCGACCTCGGTGCGAGCCTCGCGGGCACGCAGGCCGCGCTCGCCACGCACGCCGCCGCCGTCAACCCGCACGGTACGGCGAGCTGGAGCCTCGCAGACCAGACCGCGTACCCGAACGTGGACACCTTCCTCGCGGGCAACCCCTTCGTCGCCGCGCACAGAGGCTCGGGGCAGGAGTACCCGGAGCACACGATGGCCGCCTACGAGAGCGCGCTGGCGGCCGGCGCCCGCGCCATCGAGGTCAGCGTCAATGTGACGAGCGACGGTATCCCCGTCTGCATCCATGACACGACCCTCGACCGCACCACCGACCACACGGGCCCGGTGAGCGCGTGGACGTATGCGGCGCTGCGCGAACAGGTCCGCGCGAAGCCCCAGACGCTCCTCGGCGCAGGCTGGGCAGACCAGCGCATCCCCGCCCTGAGGGATGTCCTCGACCGCCTCTACGGGCGGTGCGTGATCTTCCTGGAGCCGAAGAACAGCGCGGCCGTGCATCCGATCCTCGACCTCCTGGACGAGCGCTTCCCCGGCGGCCCCCACTCGATCATCTACAAGGGCTACTACACGGACGGCAGCTTCGCCGGGGTCCGCGCGCGCGGATACCGCGTGTGGGCCTACGTCGACGCCGGGACCACGGACGCGCAGATGGACGCCGTGCAGGCCAACGTCGACATCTGGGGCGTGCCCACCGGCATGACGGACGCGCGGATCACCGCCGTCGTCGGCCGCGGCAAGCCCGTCATGAGCTGGGAGGTGCACAGCTTCACCGACCGGGACCGGCTCCTCGGCCTGGGCGTGCGCGACCTCATGGAGGCCCGGTGGGTGTACCTCAACAAGCCGCGGGTGCCGACCTTCGCGGCGGCGCTCGCCGCGCGCGTCATGCCCCCGGGGATGCTCACCCCGCAGCACTACAGCGCCGCGTGGGCGCCGAAACTCGATGCGGACGGCGCGTTCCACCTCGATCAACTCTCGGGCTACAGCATCTGCATGGGCGGGATGCGCGCCGCCTCGGCGGACGCGTACACCGTCGCCGTCTCGATGCGCTGGGACACCCTGCCCGCCGCCACGCTCCACTCGGACATCGCGGTGGGCAAAGCCTCGGACGACGCGTTCCAGCTCTCCGCGCCGACCAACGCGAGCGGCGGCTACCACGTCCTCGTCCGCGCCTCCGGTGACCTCCAGATCTACCGGCACGACCCGCACGTCACCTCCGGCGTAGCCCTCGGCAGCGTGAGCACGCCCCCGCCCGTCGCCGGCACCCCGGTACGGATCGAGGTGCAGGTCACCCCCACACAGATCATCGCGCGGCGTGTGGACCTCGGCACCACCTACACCGTCACCGCGAACGACACGACGTACCGCGGGCCGTTCTGGCACCTCTCCAACGGGAGCGTCACCAGCCAGGCGACCGTGCCCCGCTGGTCCAACCCCGTCGTGAGCTGATCGCCAGATCCCAGCAAGAGCCCCGCCCGCGCGCGGGGCTTCGCCATGTCAGGAGACCGCATGATCACCGGCCAGGACTGGGCGAGCTACCAGCCCGCCTCCCCGTCCACGAAGGACATCGACTTCGCGCTGATCAAGGCGACCGAGGACACGTCCTACACCAACCCGCGCATGGTCTCGCAGGCCGCCACCGCGAGGAGCGCCGGCCTGGTCGTCGGCTTCTACCACTTCCTTCTCCCGGGCAACATCCAGGCGCAGGCCGAGTTCTTCGTCAAGCAGGCCGCGTCCGTCGAGTACGACCTGCTCGTCTGCGACTGGGAGTCGAGCACGTCCGGGAGCCCGAGCTGCGCGGAGAAGGACGCCTTCCTCAAGGCGGTCCAGAAGCTGCGCGGCTCGAACCACCGCGTGCTCCTGTACTGCAACCGCGACTTCTGGCTCAACAGGGACACGACGTCCTTCGCGGCGGACGGCCTGTGGATCGCCGAGTACAACGGCCGCCCGGGCAAGCCGAGCATCAAGGCGCCGTGGGTGATCCACCAGTACACCTCGTCGCCCGTCGACACGAACGTCGGCAACTGGGCGAGCCGCGCCGCGATGCGCGCGTGGGCCCGCAAGGACGCCAGCCCTCAGTCCCCGCAGCCCCCCAAGGCGCCCGCCCCGAGCAAGGAGAAGCCCATGCCGAAGAAGCCCCAGGCGTACAGGGACGTGTGGGAGCCCGATGTCGCGCCCGCCCCGTCGACCAGCCCGACCCTGAAATCCAATCCGACATGGTCCCCGCTCAGCTTCCTCCGCGAGATCTACGACGGCATCACCCGGCTCCGCGCCGACGTCGCCGACCTCCGCGCCGCCCTCAACAAGAAGGGCTGACCCATGAGCCACCCGCCGATCCTGCGCTACTTCGAGTTCACCCACCTCCCCGAGCACCTCCAGGCCGTCTCCATGCCGATCTCCGAGCTGGCCTACCGCTCTCCAACCTCCTGCCGGACGGCCCCGAGAAAAGCGTCGCCCTCCGCAAGCTGCTGGAGTCCAAGGACGCCGCTGTCCGCGCCGCCCTCGACAACGCCCCCAAGGAGTCCTGACCATGTCCACGCCCCCGTGCACTTCCCCGACGCGCAGACCGTCGTGAAGACCGGCGCCGCCTACGCCCGCGACCTGAGCGAAAGGGTCGTCTCGACGTTCCTCCAGGCGTTCGTCGGTGCCCTCGTGCTGACGAGCCCTTTCGACATCGGCATGTGGCAGGCCGCCGCGACCGCCGGGGTCGCCGCCGCCGCGTCCCTCGTGAAGGGCCTCGTGGCCCGCTGGCGGGACGTCACCAACTCGGCGTCCCTCGCCAAGGGCGTCTGACCAGCACGTGAACGAGCAAGGAGGCGGCAGCGTGGGTGAGCTGTTCGGATTCAGACCCACCGACCTGGGCGCGGTCGCGCTCCTCACCCTGGTCGTCCTCATGATCCTCACCGGGCGCCTCGTGCCCCGCCGCACGTATGACGATCTCCTGCGCGAGCGGGACACGTGGCGCGAGGCGCACACCGTGTCGGAGGAGGCGCGGGCGATGGAGCGGGCCCAGACCCAGGAGCTTCTGGAGCTGGGCCGCACCTCCGCCCACGCGCTCACCGGACTCCGCCAGGCGGCCGGGTCCGACGAGGAGGTGGGGGCGGGGTGAAGTGGAGGAGGCTATGGCGCCGCCGACACGGTGGCCGAACCCCCGGCCAGGCCGCTGCCGACCGCGCCCTGCATCAGGCTCGGGAGGAGCGGCACGAGACTGCCCGCCGGGGCCGCGAGGTCACCGAGACCGCCGGGCAACTTCGTGAGATCCGCGAGCGGAACCACTTCGCGGAGATGTTCCGTCAGTCCTTGGAGGGGAGGGGTACGTGACCATCGCGCAGTACCTCAACACCGGCGTCTCCGGCGCCGTGGCCGCCGCTGCGGCGGTCTTCTGCATCACCTACCACCGGCTCGCGCCGTGGCGGTCCACCCCGATGGGCTGGCACCTCATGATGCTGTCCGGCGCGCTCGGCGCGCTCGGCCTGTACACCGTCGTCATCACCCTCGTCGGCCTCGACGGCACCCCTGCGGCGGTGCTCCGCATCGTCCGCGCGGGGCTGCTCCTCCTCGTGGCCGCACTCCTGATCCAGCGGACCCTCATGGTGATCCGCGCGCAGAGGAAAAGAGCCCCGCGAGGAGAAGTTGAGTAACTCGCACACCCGCCCGTCCGCCTCCCGCAGGATAGGCGCATGGCAGCCCAACGCGACATCCTCGAAAAAGTCATCCGCTCCCTCGGCGGAGAGTGAGACACGAAGCGCGCGAAGACTGCTCTGCGAGACGCTGGCGTCACCGCAACCAGCGAACGCGGCAGCGACAAGCAGGCGCGCGACGCCCTCCGGAAACTCCAGAAAGCTGGCGTTCTCGTCGGGACCCGAGGCCCCGGCAACACGGTCACCTACCGCCTCGTCGGCTGAACGCAGCCCCCTCCCCGCCACGCGCGGGGAGGGGCGCCTTTCTGTCGCTCGGGCATTGCCCGGTCTCGACGTTCCGCCGAGCAGAGGAGCAATTCCCAGCAATCGCCCCCCGCTGCCGCTCATTTCGGAGCATCCTGAGCGCACGTTCAGCCGACACGAAGGAAGCAGACATGACGCTGCGGTTCATCGGCACCACCAGCGAAGACGGGGACTGCCCCACCCTCTACGAGATCGAGGAGACCGGCGACATCGTCGTCCAGGGGGACCGACTCACCGACCCCAAGCACCTGGAGCAACTGCGCGACGTAAAGGATTCCGAGACCTTTGTCGTCATCCCGCGGGAGCTCCTCACCCGCTACGCGCCGAAGGAGTGACGTGTCGCTGATCCCCTTCTCGGACGCCGCTCACCTGTTCAAAGAATTCGAGGAGGAGGCATGGCGTCTAGAGACGCGCAAGGGCTACGCCTCCGACCGCTCCAGCTCAAGTTGGGTTCGATTCTCTGCCGGTGATGAGTTCGGATACGACCCGGATCGCCCGTGGCACGCAACGGTTCGGGCAGCCACGAGCGCGGGCAAGCGATTCGCTCGGGTGCGTCTCGTCGACTATCCGCCCACCGAGGGGCAGCGGTTCCTCCTCGCCACCGGCCTGGGTAACGTGGCGGCAGGCGAGGACATTCGAAACCTCTGGCGCGCTGATGCAGAGGGTCTCGGCCTTCCGGCTGAAGACTTCTGGCTGTTCGACTCGCGGCTGGTTGCGCGCTTCGTCTTCGACGAGGACGACGTGACCCTCGGCGTGATCCTTTCCGAGGATACGGACGAGGTTGCTGCCGCCTGCCGGGCCCGCGACGTTGCGACAAAGCGTGCGATCCCGACCCGGGACTTCATTCCCCAGGTACCGTCCCGTGCGTGAGCAATGACTTTCAGTCTGCCCGGGTGGCCCTCGGTGCGCGGCTCCGCGAGCTGCGCACCGAGGCCGGACTCGACGGGAAGAGCTTGGCGGAGCTGCTGGCTTGGCAGCGGTCCAAGGTGTCCCGCCTGGAGAACGGGCGGCAAACTGCCTCGCGACCTGATCTGGAAGCGTGGGCGCAGGCGGTCGGCCAGCCCGAAGTGACAGCCGAACTCATGGGGCTCCTCGCGGGCATGGCCTCGCACGTCCGGTCGTGGCAGCGGCAAGTGGCAGCAGGGCACCGGAGCCGACAAGAGCTAGGAACGGCTGAGACACAGCTGACCAGGCGGCTCAGGGCGCTCGAAATGGTCCGCGTCCCCGGGCTGCTGCAGACCGCCGACTATGCGCGCTGCCTCTTCACCGCCAGCGCAGAGTTTCGTCAGACCCCCCGGGACATGGACGATGCGGTCCGTAGCCGGGTACAACGCCAGCAGGCCCTCTACGAGCCAGGAAAACGCTTCGAGTTCCTGGTGTGGGAGGCGGCGTTGCACGCCTTGCCCTGCCCTCCAGAAGTCATGGCCGCTCAGCTTGACCGGCTCGTGTCCCTTATCGGCCTGGACACCGTGGACCTCCGCATCGTCCCCTTCGCAGCACGGTTGCGGCGCACACCGTCCCACGGCTTCTGGATTTACGATCAGCGCCTCGTCATCGTGGAGACGATGGCAGCCGAGCTGTGGCTGACCGACGAAGCCAGCATCGCGCTCTACGAAAAGGCGTGGTCCTGGGCCGCCGAGTCGGCAGTGTCAGGCCCTCACGCACACCGCCTGATCGCGCGCGCCAGGGCCTCCCTGGGGTTCGCGTAGCAGCAATCCGCACAACCCCCGCACCCGGTCCGCAATCCGGCGCAATCGCCGCGCGAGCGCGCAACCCCGCCGCCTACGGTCCGTGGCATGGCAGTCATCCGAGGTGAGATCGGACGCCAGTGGCTCACGCACACCGTGGCGAACCCGCAGCAGGCACTCCGCATATGGACGCTCGAGGACCAGCTCGTGCCCGTGCCCTCATCCGGCGCGTGGCGGGTCGTTGGGGAGCCGCTCTACCCGTCAATCGACGCGATGTGCGCCATCTGCCCCACCGGCGCGCTCGGCCCCGTCCTCGCCTCCGTGCGCGAACCGCTCGCGTGGTGGCTCGTGCCGGCCGATGAGGCGGACGACCTCGCCGACCTTCGACAGCTCACCGTGCACCCGCGCGGGTGGGTGCTCGGCTGCCCGCACGAGGGCATCGGCAGCGAGGGGAGGCTGTGGCTCGAACCGCCGGACGGAAGCGGGCGGCTCACGCCCGTGCCCCAGCTCGGCGCCGCGTTCGGCCCGGCCGGGGTGATGGCCCGGTGAACGCGCCAGCAGGTGCGCTCATCCTCCCCGCCGTCGAAACACTCACCGACGAGCAGCGACGAGGCCGCGCGTGCGTGTGGTGCGGGGCGTCGCTCGACCCCGGCATCAGCGACATCGACCTCGGCGCGCGCCCCGCTACCCGCACCGGGCGCGCCTGGTTCCCGCGCGCCTGCCCAGCCTGCGCGCACCTCCACGCCCCCGGAAACACGGGGCGAAACACCCACCCGAAAGGGAAGGCAAGCCCATGACCGTCACGCTCGACACATCGGCGCTCACCCGCACCCGCGACCCGCGGGAACTGCTCAACGCGGTCGCCCCCCACATCACCGAACTCACCGTCAACGTCTTCGACAGCGGCCTGGACATCTGGGACCGCGAGATCGCCCTGCTCCTGCGCGACCACACCATGGTCAAGGACATGGCCGAACGCATCCTCGGTAACGCCGTCATGTACACCCTCGGCTCCATCGAGAACCCCGAAGTCCACCTCGGCGTCGGCAAGCTCGTCGACATCGGCGTCCACCAGCTCATTCTCGACACCCCCGTCTGGTGGGGCATCTGCCGCCTCTACAACGGGGGCGCCTTCAAGCACCACGCCCCGTTCATCGAGCGCCGCAACGACGGCCTGTGCCTGCGCACCGGCGACTTCCTGAAGTCACAGGGGTGGGCCATCGACGAGGAGCTGTGGGCCATCGACGGCACCAGCTGCTCCCCGTGCGACAACAAGGTCCCCGACAGCCACTGACCCCGCTACAGTCGGCCCCGCCCCCGCCACCCCGCAGGGGCGGGGCCCCGCGACCCAACGACCAGAGGAACAGCAGTGCCCGTGCCGCACGACATCCCCGCCGAGACCGAACTCTGGGACACCTACGCCGAAAGCGCCTTCGACGCCGAGGCGGAACCCTCGTTCTGCTGGACCCAGTACGCCGGCCACGGCCCGGGGCCCGAGCTACTTGGCTCGCCCGAGTCCGTACTGGAAATCGGATGCGGCACCGGACGCGCCCTGGCCCGCCTCGCACAGCTAGGCGTAAAAGGCACGGGAGTGGACCTGTCGCCGCGCATGGCGGAACTGGCCAGCCGACGGTGGTCGCCGCTCGGCGTCCACATCGAGCAGGCCGAAGTCCTCGACTGGCTCACCGACGACACCAGCCAGTACGACGCCGTGTACTCCATCTTCGGCGCGGCTTGGTTCACCGACCCATCCCGCCTCTTCCCGCTCGTCCGCGAGCGCCTGGCCGCCGCAGGCGTGTTCGCCTTCTCCCAGCCGCCGGCCATCCCAGGCGCCTACGGACCCCAAGGCATGTACAAGGGCGGGTTCGACGGACGAGCGATGTTCACCTACCGGTACAGCTACAAGCCAGCGGTGTGGGAGCGGCACCTCCTCCGGGCCGGGTTCGCCACGGTGAACGCGCGGACGATCGACGCCCCCAAGGAAGGGCACATCGGCACCCTCCTCGTTACGGCCCAGGCATGA